AGAGTTCACGGCGCGTTGGATTTCCTTGGCACGGCTACGCATCCAGAAGTGCGAGCGTCCATACATCTTCCCGATGGTGCGGGAGTCCAGGCATCCGGGCAGGGACAGCGCCCACCGCACCGTCTCGACGTGACGACGGAAGGCGAAGTTGTCCGTCGCGGCCAGCGCGTCGATGAACCCCTTGAGCATGATGCCGACATGATCGCGGGAGATGAACGCCTCGGTCTCCTTGCGTAGGTTGTCACCGTCACGCGTCGACCATGCCGGATGATTGGCGTCGACTTGGAAGACGTGCCGGGACTGGCACATCTCGCGGTAAGGCAGCACGCCGTTCTCGCGCATCTTCTCCTGGACCTTCTTGGGCTGAGAGAAGAACCAAGCGTCGAAGCTCTTGGCGTCCTTGGCAGGAGCCGAGAGGTCGTTGATGCTGGCCTTGGTCACGTGATGCAGATTTAAGACTCTTGACGGCGGGGCAAGTGGCAAAGGTTAGCGTACCCTTAGCTTACCTTTCATGTCTTTTACCCTGTAGTTCGTGAAAATCTTTTTGTGTCGGCTGTATCCAAGATAATCTTTCATCAGCCTTTTCATTGCCCAGGCAAATGACTCTGGCTTAACCCAGATGCGTTGATCTGTTTTCATGTATCTAGCACACTCCTTGATTAGTTCTTCTTTTGTCATTGTCTCAGGAAATGTGCCTAGAGCATCGTACATGATCTGGCTGATGGAAACGTCGTCTTGCATGATGGTTAGATGTTTTGGCATAGGTTAAGATATTCCATGCGCTCATCGTCGAAACGGATGAGGCCTTGGCGGATAAGCCTAGCCAGGACGGACTGAGGCTTGGACGGGCTCCGAGGGTCCATCGACCTAGCGATTCCATCGAGGAGCTGCTGCTTGGTGAAGTACGAGTCATGACGGCCTAGCCAGTCAGACCACCAAGCCTTGTTGCGCTTGGCCTTGTCTCGCATGGCCTTCGCCCCGGAGCGGGAACGCCTGACCATTCTTTCGCGGTCAGTCTCCCAGAGTTTCTTCATTCGCAGTCGGAAGGCGATCTGGCGACCGACGTTAGGGTTTGGGTTTCTCATTGGGTTGGGTGGGAAGTGTATCTTGCATCTTAGGTGAGGGCCGGCCTGCCGTAAGGCTAAGGCCTAGGCCTCTCACAGTTCTATGGCTTATCCCGAAGGGATAGCCTAGAACCATGCATTGTTTTAAGTTTTGTTCGAAGGTTCGTGTTAGGGTTTGTTAGAGATGCTACGATTGGAATGCGTATAAGCCGATTTAAGGCCTTTAGTGTCCTGATAGCGGTAAGACCTAGGACTAGCGAGCCAAACGCCTTGGCGACCCCTTGGCGGGGCTAGAATCGCTATGCCTTGGGGCTGCCTCAGGGTCGCTTTCGGAGGGTGGCTGGCTGTATTCCCATCGGATGACCCCTTTCTCGGAGGCGTGGCGGATGTAAATCTCGCCCTTGAACTGCCCTTCGGCGTCCTTTAGCCCGGCTCGTCCGCGTCTTTTCGTCAGGCCGAACTTGTAGATCGGCTGTTCGCCTTGGCATCGGAACAAAGTCGCAATTTCTCGAAAATAATTAGGAAACTCACTGCTCCCAATACCGCTATATGCAAGGTCAGCAACAGTCTGTCCGTCCTTATCCCCGTTCTTGGGCTTCCCGGTGTGGTGCATGGCCACGAGGACGGCGCCCGTCTCGAGGAGGATGGGGGCTAGGTCATGGCGCAAGAACTTGGTGACCTCTTCCTGGGCTGAAACGTCTATTCCGGCAAAACTAAGCAAAGGGTCACAATAAAAAACATCGGCTGAATGCCTGACGATAAGCTCACGCATCTGAGATGTGAAGGTCGTTCCCGTGCTGGTCGTGTCGCGGTAGATCACCAAGTTCTCGCTCAACAAGGCACGCTCTTCGCTGTCGAGGTAAGCACCGGCGACAATGTCCTGAAGCGGCTCTCCGATGTCCAAGAAATCATTTTCAGCCTGCAGAATGATTGAGCGTAGCGGCTTAACGGGCTTGATGCCAAAGAATTCGCGTCCAAGCGCCCAGTGAATCGCGGCCTGCATCATCAGGGACGACTTGCCCGTGCCTGACTGACCGACGATGAGCAGAGAACCCCCCTTGCAAAGCCAGCGGTTGCCGATGACGTTGTTCGGGTCGTTCTTACGATCTGCGGCAAGAAGGGCATCAAGGTCCATCCGCTGCGGACCTCCGGCCTTCGCTTTACGCCCCTTGCGGGCTTCGGCGAGGGTGGCGTAGTGGTCGAGCAGGGTGTCGGGGTCGGTGGCCTGCTTGGCGGCGTCGAGGGCACGGCGAAGGATGGCGGCGTCCGCGATCAAGTCGGCGTGCTCGGGGCGGTAGACGGATTGGCCGACATCGCTGACCAGGAGCGAGACTGTCGCCTCGGTGACAGGGGAGCCCATGTCTCGGAGACGCTGGCTTACCGTCAGCTCGTCGGCGGGGACACCATCGGCGCCGAGGGAGAGCATCGCTGAGACGATGTCCTGATGGGATGGCTCGAAGAAGTCGGAGGGCTTGAGGTCGCCCGGTAGTGGGAAGGCTTCGCGTAGGAGGACGCCGAGGAGGTGGCGTTCCGCCTGAACGTTGTTCGGAGGAGTCATGGAAGAAGGGGTTGTGGGATGGGGGCGTGGGTGCCCGAGGTCAAGGTGCTTTGCGGTAGAGACGCAGGACGTCGGCGCGGAGGTAGTAGGCGTTGCGGTGCAGGCCGATGATGCCGCGAGGGGTCTTGAAGTAGCGTGGCCTAAGTCCGGCCCGGGCGACGCGGCCACGGACGGCGACGTCGGAGATGCGCAGCTCGACGGCGAGGTCGACGATGCGGGCCCACCCCTTGGGGACGGTGTCGGCGCTATGGCTGGCCAGTTGTTCGGCGGCCTCGCGGATCGTGCGGTAGGGCGGGAGGGGTCGGTAGACGTATGCCCGGTGGCATTGTCCGGTCTTGGCCTTGAACTGGTGGGCCATGCGCTCCAGGAGTCCGCGACGGGCGAGGTCGGCGGCCCGGGAAGACGCGTTGCGGGCGTGGTTGAGTTTAAGTTCCTGCCTGATCTGCTCGACGGTGGCCCATCCTTTGGGGGGCGGGATGACGTGCTCCTGGCGCAGGGCCTCGATGAGGCGAGCGGGGTCGAAGCGTCTCATAAAACTGCCCCCCACTGCTCAGCCATAGCTTCAGCTATGCCCTGAAAGGTCTTGCTTCTAAGACAAGCGCGCTCAGCTGGTGTCCTGCCCTTGCAGGCTGCTTCATACATCCAAAGTGTCTGTCGCTTAACCTTTCCTGTGGTGCTACATACCCACTCCTTAAACTCACCCTGCTCCACAATCTTAGTGGGTTGCAGCAAGGGTAGGTTTTTCAACCATAAGCAGGTAGACTTGCTAGCCTTATGACCAAATTGCCAAGGCTGTATAATCTGGTCAGGCTTTCTTATGTTAGATGAAATAACGCTTACCGGGTTTTCAATGGCTATGCGCTGGCAGTCTGCATCCATAATCCTACGAACAAAGTCCAAGGCTTCTGTTTGCTTCTTATATCTGTCATCATTCCTGGTCTTGTCTTTATTATAAAGCCACCTCACACCAGCTACAGTGAGATAGGTGCAGGGTGGGTGGGCAATAATCAAGTCCCAGCCTTTGTTGATATGCTCAAGCACATCACCCATAAGATGCCACTCAGGATGCCCCCCAGAACATTCTTGAATGTCGCAGCTGTATGCTTGAAAGCCTTTAGCCCTAAAAGCCTTGCAGACAGTTTGGCTTTCCTCGCAAGCCACCAATATGCGTCTCATTTGGACTTCGGCGTGAAGACCTTGAGGTCGGAGGTCCAGACCCAGCGGGAGCCGACGCGGTGGACGAGCCAGACCTTCCAGTCCTTCCCGTCGACCCATCCGGCGGCGAAGCCTGAACCCCATCGGGACGTGGCTAGGCGATGCGACGCGTAGGCCATCGCGTCCTTCTGGCAGAGACAGCCGGCGGAGAAAGCGGCCCCGCCTTCGGCCTTGGTCAAATTGACCTGGGACAGCGTGTGCGTGTGGCCGTGGATTAGGGCGCCGCCGCGGTCGGCGTAGTGCTTGCCCTGCTCGGCGGTGGCGTTGAGTCCGTGGGCATAGCCGTGGATGAAGGCGACCGGGCCGAGTCGGTAGACGCCCTTCTCGGCGTGGTAGGGCAGGATGGTCTTCGCCCCGCAGCTCTTCGCGGTCGACTTGATACGGGCCTCGAGGTCGGCGCAGTAGTCGCGGACCAGGGCGGAGCCGGAGGTATGCTGGAGAGCCGTCGCCCGGTGCTCATGGTTGCCCATGAGGTAGACGGTCGGCTTCGTGCGCTCGAGGAAGTCCTCGCCGCCGGCGATGTCGGAGGCCAGGGACTCGGCGCCTTCGGCGTCGTTGCCCACGCCACGGCGGAGGGATCGGAAGTCGAAGCAGTCGCCGAGGTGGACGCGGACGGTCGGCTTGTAGTCCTTGATGAACTCGACGAGGGCTTCGACGGCGTTCTCGTCGGCCATGTCGCCGTGATTGTCGCCGAAGGCCACGAAGCGTATCGGGGTGCTCATTTGGTGGACAGGTAGGGGATGGGTTTGCCGGAGTCGAAGGCCGCGAGCATCTCGTCACGGCGCTTGCGGGCGGTGGTCAGGTCTCCGCCGATGTTCTCGACGATGTCCTTGCCGCGACGGCGCAGGCGGAACCAGTAGCAGTCGCCGAGCTTCTGGAGGTGGTGGTTCGGGTTGTCCTCGACCTTGCGTTCGGACTTACGCTGGCCGTGGCAGACGGTGTATTTCG